ATGGATGACTGTGGCGGTGTGCGCACGGTACATGGAGGACATGCAGGCCCGCATTGCCTGTTGAATCTTGTACTTGACCGAGTAGTAGAACAGATACCCTATAGCCTCGTGGACGTAAAGCCTCACGGACGAATGGGTATTGATAGTGGCAGGGGGGTGGTTCCCTCCAGTTGATCAGGAGCTAATGACCTTAACCCCTGTCACTATCAACAACTAAAATAGGAATATTATGAGATTCAATTTGAAAGTACCTAAAGAACTAAATCTAGATAGTTGGTGGAACGATGCGTTCTGCAAAGGAATGAAAGCTGAACAAGTTAAACGTGACCATTGTTGGAATTGTCCTGTTCAATGGGAGTGTTTATGGGATGCTATCAAGTTGGATGACAGGATAGGAGATCACGCAATGTTTGTGCGTGGTGGTGTATTAGCTAATAAACGTGAGGAATTATGGTATTGGACAGAAAGAGATGTTTACGAAACGTATCTTACATGCAAAGTAGAAGCGGAAAGAACTCGCTTTGCGCAACAACGTAAACAAAAAACTGGCAGAGATAAATAAGGTATTAAATGGATTCAATAAGTCTCTTAAAGATAAACCATTAGATACCAAGAAGGATCATGCTAGAGCGTTGGCGCTAATCCGCTCAATAAGAAGTGTGTTACAAGGGGCGGTTAGTCAAGAACCCCCTAAGAAGTTCTATGAAGGAGAGCCTGTGGTTATGACAGATGAAATGATAGAACGCAACCTCAAAAATATTGAGGAAGCAAAAGAAATACTCAAGCAAAGGAGAAATAGATAATGATAATGAATGAGGGGTTTAAGGATAGAGTCCTTAAGCATGGCGAAAAGAAATCTGCAAGTGAGCATTTAGTAGATGCTGATGGTGTGTTCCAAGTTAAGTACAGACCAGCTAGTTTTCTACCAAGTTATGTTGATAATCCTAGCTTTGGAATAAATGGTGTTCCTAATATGAATTATGTAGAAACACCAACAGTTAGGAATAAGCAAGGTGATTATGTATCTGCATATAAGTTTGCTGTTAGAGAAGACTTAGGTTCTGGTGGTGAGAACCCTATTGTATTGGGATTACATGGTCATGGTTACGCTGAAGAAAATGGTTATCAGTTCTTAGCTAACATGGCTGATGAGATGTTCCCGGACAGTACAACAAGTTGCACCATCTTTGATAAAGGTCAGCGTTGTATGATTGTTCAAGAGATAGGTGATCCTGTTGACTTGGGTGGTGGAGATGTCATTCGTCCTAACATAGCGTGGACTGCATCGTTTAATGGTACTTGGTCTACAGGTGTGTTTGATTTCTCAAGTCGTGTGTTTTGTTCCAATATGTTGAACATGGGTAAAGCCTTGTTTAAAGTAAGGCGAACTGAGAATCATAGAACCATGTTGGAAGAGAGATGTGAGATTGTTCAAGCAACAATGGAAAGATTCGAGAAGCTCACAACTATGGCTCGTGTATTAAAAGATTCTGAATATACTGATTCACAATTCTATGGATTGATGGAACAGATTTTACCTGAGCCTGAAACTATAACTGTTGAGGATCAAGTAACTGGAATACATAGGGAAGTCCCTCCTCATCATCAGGCTCAAAGGCACCATGAAGAAAGATCAATGGCCATCTTAAGTGCATGGGGTAAAGAGAAAGAAGCATGGGGACATGACGTTACCTTTGAACAAGAAGATGATACTGGTACTCATCGTTGGCCAGTAAAAGTAAAGCATGGTAATAGATGGCTTGCTTACAATGCTGTGCAGGGTGCTGAACAACATTATATAAATGCAGGGTATAAGCCTAGAAGACTTAAGAATCAACATAAGGCTTTGACTAAAGCTGTTGAGGGTAAGACTCGTCTTGCTGATAGAGCATTGGCTATTTTAAGTAAAGGATAATAGTGGCTAAACAATTAACTAATGAAGAAGCAGAAGAGATGATGCTATCTAATTCTCATCACAGAAAATATCCATGGGACAAGTGGATGGATGGGAATTGGTGGCATGTCCAAGAGGACATAGATTTTGCTATTAAAAAGAAATCATTTAGGAATATGGTTTATCGAAAGCAAGATGAGTTTGGTAAGATAGATACTATAGAAATGCCAGATGGCTTTCTAATTAAAAGACTAGATAAAGAACCCAATTACTGGGCGAAGTACCATCTAGAAGATTGAGGGGAAATAATGTTAGCGAATCCTGATACAAGACTATTCGTTCATAGAATAGCTGAACACTGGGCAGAATCTAATGAAGCACCATCGCAACCTGAAGGCACACGTTGGCGTGGATCTTGGGCGGCGAGGTGCGCTCGTTGGGTTGCTTATAACTGTGCAGGTGAGGAGCCAAGTAACCCACCTACTGTCTCTAGTATATGGAGAATGGGGTTGGGTTCTGTTGTCCATGAGTTGTTAGAGCCTGCTGTTCAAGCATGGTTAGATAAAGATGACAGTGTGCAGATACAAGAAGAGATGACAGTTGAGTTGGGTGAACATGGGCATGGTCATATTGATCTTGTCTTAGAAACAAATGATGGAAAGAAAATAGTATTAGAACTTAAAACTATTAATGGGTTCGGATACAAGATGGCTATTGAGCAGGGACAAGGACCAAGACACAACGCTTTAGTACAGGGTTCTATGTATGCTCATGCCATTGATGCTGACCTGTTGGTGCTTGGTTATCTTTCTTTAGAAAACATTTCAGCTGGTCGTGCTTCAAAGTTTGGTATTGATGACATCGGTACGTTTGCTAGTGAATGGCATTACACAAAAGATGAGTTCACTCCTATTGCTGAAGCTGAGATAGAAAGACTAGAGGGTATTAGCTCTGCTATATATGATGAAGGGCTTACTCCTTTGGATATACCTCGAAGGTTCTCTCACTTTGATCCTGATATTCCTTTCCCAGCTGAGATTACAGCACCGAGTAATGGTACTTGGAGAGATGGGACAGAGTTTGGGAAGGTTTGGCAATGTAATTACTGTGATTTCCAAGACCGTTGTGTGTCAGATAATATTAAAGAAGGAAATGAATGAAAGAAATTAAACCATTAACTCAATTAGGAAGGACTCCTGAGCAAGGGCGTATACGGTTGGGTGTTAAGGATAAGGGAAAAGGTTTTCCTAGATCGTTAGAAACGTTTCGGTTTACTTCTCCTGATAAGGGAGCTATTGAAGAAATTGCTGAGATATATGGAGGTTCGGTAAATAGTTGGAAGCCACCTAGAAGTAAACAAGATCAATGGGAAGTAATCACACAAGCATCTGAGATAAGGGTATTCTTGCCTCCACATAGCATTGATGTCTGGTATGAAGCGTGGTCAGCAGGCGGTTGTCAGCGTCGATGCGATGGTGAAAATGTGGAGATTCCAATGGCGACTCCTGATGGCATGGATCTAGATACTGTTCCCTGTCTGTGTTCAAATGAAGATTCAATGTTGTGTTCTCCTGTTACTCGGCTTCGAGTTGTGTTACCCGAAATTAAATTTGGTGGTGTATGGAGACTAGAATCTAATGGATGGAACGCGGCAAATGAAATACCCGGAATGGCTGGAATGTTAGGTCAGTTACAGGCTATAGGGTTGGCTGAATGTACTCTTAGTTTAGAGAAAAGAAGCAAGGTAAGTGCAGGTCAGACAAGACATTTTGTTGTGCCAAGATTAGCCATGAATAGTTCTCCTGATAAGATTTTGGAAGGTCAGGGAATGGCATCGGCGTTGGAAGACCCCTCACCTCCAGCGCCGGTGCTGGAATTAGTTGAACCTGATTCTGTAGTGGCTACTATTTTAGATGCTGAAGTTGTTGAAGAAGGATGGGATGTACCACCAGCAGGTGTGTCTGTTAAAAGAAACCCTAATCCTCCACCAAAGTATGTACCTGCTGATGGCTGATATATACGGTAAAGGTGCGAAGGGTAGAGCTACACGATTACACGCACTAATCACAAGAGACTTCGGAAAATGTATGAAATGCAACAGCACACATGCTTTACAATGCGCTCACATAATCTCACGCAAATACTCACAAACTAGAACAGATTTAAATAATGCTTTTTGTTTATGTGCATCATGTCACATGTACTTTACTGACAACCCAGTTGAGTTTGGACAGTTCACAATAGATCAAATAGGCGAAGACAATTACTATGCTCTCTTACGTAAAAGAGAAGTCATAGATAAGATGGATTGGGAAGAAGAGGCTAAACGATTGAAAGATATAGCAAAGGAGATGGGTCTTGTTTGAAGAAGAAGAATCAGATGCACCTCCATTTGAAATACAGTTGGAGATGGACCCTGAAAATAGAATGTGGCGTATCATGGCCACTGGTTCAGCGTCAACACTATTATTCTTTTTACTAGACGCTAGTGATACTGGTATCGTACAGAAATTATGGGAAGAAGCGAAGTTCGATAGATTAGTTAAGTATGATCTCGGAGAAATAGACGACAGGAATTATGACGCAGGAACATCAAACTGGCAGAGCTAAAGACTATACCAAGTGTTGGAATTGTGACGGATACATAGGAAAGAATATAACTACACGAGATGACTTTGAAAATGAATGTCCTCTATGTTTTGCTACACCTCTAATCGACGAGTAAAGCAGTCTGCCAAAGCACACCCTTATCAGGGACATTAATCCATAGTGCCTGTTGTGGCACCTCGAAAGCAAAATTCTCAGTAGCCGCATACTCATCGTAACCTTTAAGACTCCCATTCAATAGGAACCCTGATGATGGTGCCATAATTAACTGATGAAAATGTCCGAGTACCATATAATCGAAGTCTACATTGTTGCGTTTCCTAGCTACCAAACGCATAAGTGGAGGCCATATACCACCGATACCACCACCACCTCTAGCCTGATCTCCGTGTGTAAGTAAATATGTAGTGTCCTGTACATCAACAAGTAAGTCTGCACCTGTAGCTACATCGAAAGTAACTTTGGGATTCTCTGCAAATCTTTGTTCTAATGTCTTAGCAAGGAACCAATCAAAATTATCTTTTACTCTTAACTTAGCTCTAGGTTTTCTAGTGCGTCTGCCATGATTACCTACTACACATGGAACGTGAACGTAATCGAAATGCTCGGCTAGTAAGTTGATACCAGCTGTGATTTGTTCAGTCCAAAAAATAACAGAAGCTAACATAGTATCTTCGTTTGTTTCAGTCAGCTCATCATGTATGTCACCTGAAAAAATATCACCACCTAAGAAAAGTACACAGCCTTCATAGTTGATACCTGTAATATAATCTTTAGTTAATAACACAACTTTCTGAAAGTAATTCTCTAATCTTTTGACAGCTATCTTTCTGTTGTATTCATTGCGATACTGTATCTCTTCCGGTTGGACTACTTCATCGAAGTGGGTATCGGAAAGGATGGTGCATACTACACCGCTGGATTTCTTTTTGTTTTTGGAAAGCCATTTGGGAGGAGAGAAATCGTGTCTGTCTAGTTTTTCGTAGATGGAACCTCTTAGTTCTGCTTCGTCTAGTGCAGTTTCAAGTTCTTTTACTTGCGCTCTAGCGATGTCTCTTTCACTTTTGAGTCCACTTAATTTTCTAGACAGTTGCGTTATCTGTTGGATGTCTGCGCCTTCTAAGGCGTATTCCTCTAGGGATTTATCGTCGCTCACGAGTTAATATCGCACCGACTTTACCTTGAGTAGCGTCAGTGTATCCTATTGAGTGTAGCCAATGAGTTACAGTTACCTTGCCGATGCCACCTGCTTTTGACAGGGCATCCCACGCTTGGTTGAATACATCATCGGGCAGGGTATCTACCCATGCCCCTACTTTAACCTCACGCGAAGAAGCAAATTCTTCTAGTGATTGTTTAGAGTCCAATAGGTATCTCCGGGTTCCACATAGCTGTCCATGTTTTGTGATCCATAGCCCCACTCTCTTTTAATAATAGAGATCGTTGTAACATTAGGACTGCTCGTAGAGTCTTACGTCCGTATACTCCGTCTGCTATTCCGCAATTAAAGTCTAACGAGTTGAGTTTTGATTGCACAACCTTAACGATGTCTCCTTTAGATCCACGCCTGATAGGTGACACAGCTATCTGTCTGCCCATGTCGTCTATGATTGCTTGGATGCCAGCCCAGTTGACCTCTGGTTCTGGTGGCTTCTCGCTTAATTCTTCTAGTTTAGTTTTAAATGCAGAAGTAGAACTCTTTTCAGGGAACCAGTTATAGGCATTACGTGGCTGGAAATGCCACCATTCACCCTTAACAGTTGGTCTTATACCGTATCTATCAGCTATATGTGTGACCTCATCAGTAGTTATACCTCGTTTAACTATACGAAAGTCGACTGCATACGAGAATCCGTCCGGTTGTTCTTGGTGAAAACTCCCACGAAAGAAACCATCGGGTCTAAGCCAATCAGGGTTCGCCGCAAGGTTACCTTTACCTCTCTTGTAACGGTCGTAGAGGGCCTTCTGAGCGGCGTATGACCTTGCACCTGAGCAAATTGCCACCTTGTTACCTATGCGTCCGTCAGAGAAGAAATCCTCTAATCGGTCTATGAATCTAGGGTGCAATATGCTTAGATCAATCGAATCCGATGTCTTGGGTAACAATGGGTTGCTCATGTATATCCTCTGGAGTAGCCGTCGGAGTATATTCTAATACCATTCTACCATCATTGTCAGTAGTATCTGTGTCAATCATGTGCTGATCTTTACGTTCACCTATCACCATCCATTGACAAACTGTTCCTTCATCCCCAGTAATAGTCAACTCACACTCATTCAATGACCATTCAACCAGCTTCCCTGATGCTGAAACCATAGACCAAGGGTTAGTATTCAATGCTTTCCATGTACCTTCAGCCATACCAAACTGTTCATCCATGCAAATAGTTACTGGTTCAGCACCTAATGTCACAGTGCCTCGGTATATTAGATCAGCATACGGTCCCTCTATGAATGAATGGCGTAACCTTTTGTCTTCTAATACTGGGTGTTCTATATCAAATGAGCCTGATCCCTTACTCAGATTCCCAGTAATATTGAAATTGCCATTAGAATAAATAGAAGCAACAGCACCTCTAGCTGTTGAGGTGTGTGGGTTTGAATCGTTAGGCCACGAAGCTCCAGTTACACCGTACCAATGCCAAGCATCACCGTAACAAGTAACCCATTCATCATTGTTGCCAGCATCATTAGCCCTATTTAAATACCATCCTACCCTAACCCCATTATCGTTATGAGTTCTGGTATCGTCACCGTCCCAAATAAAACCTGCAGTATACATTCGCCCCGGATCGTTATTATCATATGTTGCCGCATCAAAATAGGGTCTTACAGAGTAATAGCTTGACGAAGTGTTGTTCATATGAGGTGGAGCTATACGCGTAAGGCCATACCAAGAACTGCTAGAACTGGAATACCAAGCGCGTGAATTCAGATAAGCACTATATTTTTGACCTTGGTATCCTGTGGTGAATGTGGCGTACCCATAAGCTGGGAGAGTAGTACCAGAGGCATCATCTTTCTGATGTTCTATTACTCCTACTCTTACACCACCGCCACCAGCAGGACCATATGATTGCCAAGTGTGATCGCCTTTAGGACCAAAGTCTTGTCTCTCTCTTACAGGCAGGTCAACCGTAGTATATGGAGGGAAGTAGCGTGGTTTCACGATCCTTGCACCGTAACAACAGAAACAGTAAGCACTCCTTCAAACCATCCATCATCATCTGTCCACGTATTAATGTCACCTCGTTCATAAGAAACACCTGCGACATAAACTGTTTTAGATTCATCGCCCATAGTGAAAGTCACAAGCGATCTATCTTCTAAGAGCGAACGAATGTATGTGTAATCATCCCATGTGTCGTGGTATATATTATTATTTTCGTATAACACTTGCGTTGAAAGTATGACAGGTAACTGTATTACTTCAGCTACGAAGGGCATAGGTATAGCTCGCGTAGTCCAACGGTAAAGAGTGGGTGTTTTCGTAGCGTCTGTTCCTCTTGTGATCGTGACTATAGGGTTGATGTACTCGCCAGATAAACCAGATACAGCTTGTATCCCTGAACTCACACTCGTTTCTGTATTGGAAGTATTAGTTACTGTTGTACCATCGTCACTCGTTAATGCTAAAGCTATTGATTCACCAGCAAGTAAAGCACTGTGCCTCATCTCTGTTGAAACAGGAGCTTTAAGTTCTGTTATACCCCACCGAAACCTGCCCTCATTTACTGTTCCGCTTGCTACATAATCGTTAGTTGTGTAACAAATACCTGCGCCTGACACTGTAAAGTATTGATACCCATTGACTGTTATGACACCTTGTACTTCTCCTTGCCCTGCATACATAATGTCTGTCGCGTAGGCTGGAGTTAATGGTCCTGTTAATTCTTCTAAGCTGAGTCGTCCTAAACCTGTGTAAGAACCGTCATAGTTAGTCCAGTCGAAATAAACAAACTCACCTTGCGGATCGAAATGGTTGACACCAGTTGAACTTGTTGTGATAAGAGGACCATATTGTAAGAAACCTTGTCCTTGTGTTTGTGCTAAACGTATACCTTTATTTGTGCCTATAAGAATAAGCCCAGCATAAGCACATAGCTCTCTTACTTTTTCACCTACTGGGAGTTCAGCCGCGGGTACTGGTGAACTTATCTTTTGTGTTGAATCGTTTAGAGTGTGGAAAAAAATACGGCCTTGGTCGCCCTTGTTCCCTGCGGAGTATATCCCTCCAGAAAATGAGCATATAGAAGTCCAAGAATCCACCTTATCAAAAGATGTGTTCGTAACATTATAGACTGTTGAATAAGCCTCGGTAGTAAGCCAGTTTATTTGCGGTCCACATGTCGCCAGTACATAACCGTGTGCTACATACACACCGTCCCAAGTGCCTGTGTTAGTCCAAACGTTACCGTTACCTGTGCCTGTAACCTGCGATCCTTGTATCCTGTAAATGTTTGTTCCACCATCAGCAACATATATGTTTGTTCCGTCAGTAGCTATATCATTATTGGTTTCCGCTGTGAGAGTTAAGTCAGCAGAACCAGTGTCATCCTGAATAGTTTCCCAGCCAACACCTGATTTCCAACGATCTACTCTGGTACCGACAGTCATATAAAGATAGTCACCTAATGCAGTTAAATGTAGATTTGTATTTACACCACCAATAGAAGCAAGACCAACATCTTTTAACAGAGTCATCTCATTCTTAACCCACGGATTCACACCAAAACTTTCAAAGAATTCACGATTACCTGACTCCATAGTGTCCGCTTCACGCTGACCTGCACCCAATTCCCAATCGTTCCTGCTTCTTTTCCAAACCCCAGCTTGATTTAAAGATTGTTCACCCGGATTTCCTTGAGTGTCAAAGCCTTCACGTATCGGATCTATAGTAGCTCTCGCTAAACGTGCAACATCAATATTATACTTACGGTTACCTAAGCGAACTGGAAGAGAGTCCCGAATTGAGCCGTGAAGATTTACCATCGTCTAACGTAGTGTCGTTGGAAACACGGAGGAAGCAGATGCTCCAGTCCTCACACCATAAAGAGACATCAGACGACGAGCCTCTTCCCCTACCCGACGATCATATTGCGCCTGTAATATCAGTGAATACCGCGTTCGATCACCTGCACCAATCGCCGCATCCGTACGACTATCCCCTTGACTATGAAGATCCAATCGGAGACTTTCTTCACCTAGAATCAGAGATGATCCTGCTCCTAATGCTGGAATATCTATCATTGAAGCCTGCATTCCGACAGTATCTACGAGAAGAGTATCCAGATTTAATGTACTAATATCAAAAGGATGGGCATAAACAAGGTTACAAGTAACAGATTTTTCTAATCCTTCTTGCCTTGTTACTTTAAAACTATTATCTGATTGTCTTTGTACACTTATATTAAAATTAAGTAAGCGATCTTCTGAACTTCGTGCAGTTCGCGTAGCTGATAATACATGGAAAAAGCCTGTAGAAGTCATAGAAGAAACTGCTACAGATTGGGTGGTTGTAGAAAATTCAATGGTTGCCGTACTCACACCATATAAATTGTTGGGCATATGTCTTATAGCATCTCGTACAGCTTCTAATATTTGAAACCCTGTGAACCTAGGCTCTACTTCTATAGGTGTATCAGCAGTCCACGCGTATCCTGAACTACCATCAACACCACGTTGAACAGTTGCATATGCTCCATTACGTGAATGAACATACATAGTTTCAGGAGGGTTGGTTCCATCTTCTAAAGAGATATAAGAACCTGCACGTATACCATCAGTCTGATATTTAAGGTTTATTTGCGTAGCATCAGCTGTGATGTCTGCATTAAGAGCATCCAACTCGGTGCGAGTGTTACTCTTTATGAGCCTTTTCGTGCGTGTTATGCAATCAGCAATCGTTGACATAATTTAAATCATAGTGCGTTGAAGGGGGTGAGGCTATGCCCACCCCCAACAACTAGCAATTAAATTGCTTGCAATTAGTCTTCGTCAGCGGTATCTAAGGCAGACCATTTGCACATGTGCTGTTCGCCTTTAACCTGTAGACCCTCTTCACAGACTATTTGTACCTTGTCGCTATCACCAGTCTTAGCAAGAGCTTCGACTACTAGAGGCTGTATCACTCTACGAGAGATATTCTCTTTAGATACGGCGAATGCTGTTTCGCCACGACACCAGCGGTTTCTAACTATTTGTGTTTCACCAAACTCATGGAACACAGAGCTAACTGGTACACGACCACGACGAGGATCGTCAACAATCGTGCGGACACGGTTTGAATCAGAGATTTGATTCAATCCATTAGTGGTACCCAAAGTAATTGGGTTGCAGATCAGAAGATCAGGTACGCCACCAGCATTGTAGCAAGCCTGCATCTGAGCCTGTAGTGCGGCAAGAGTAAGTTCCTGAGAACTTGTATCATCATTTGTGGTGATGAAGTAATTCAAGCCACCTGTTGAACGACGCTTTGTTGATGTGTCGTTCTTTTTAATGCCATACAAGTATGCTTGCTCACGAGTGATGACATTTTCAACCGAGCGTCCGTAGACTTGCTTGGCGAACTCATCAGACACACCGTAGCGTGATACCTGCTGTTCTGTACGTGACATGTGAATCGGAGTAGGTCCGAATATTTGTGTCACATTTGAACGGATGGTGCGGTCTGCTGACCTTGCTACACCCGGATCGGAACCTTCTATAAGAGCGGTTCCTACACAGATAACCATGTCACCGACAGCGGTAGCAGGCCAATCTGATCCATTTTCCCATTCGGAAATTAGCATAACACCAGTGCCATGATCTGGGTCTGTAATTCTCATTACAGCCTTTTCATTAGCGCCACCAGATGCTTCTTGTCCCAAGACGATAAGGTCATCTACTTGGAATTTGTAAGATTCTTGTGCGCCTACGGTGATGCTAACAGGTGTTGCACCAGAGGTACTGTTAAGTACCGATACGGTTGAACGAGGAAGCAATAGCTCTTCGTCCATCCATTTAAACTCTTGTTGGTCAACGCCGGAACTTGAAAGAAGTTGCCTTCCATCGGTTCCAATACCGTTGATAAACGGAGAGTCTGTTGGTGAAATCATGTAAATGAGTTCATCCATGTTGATCTTCACGCCAACCGCGAGATCGTATGAGGTTACTTTACCTCCATAGCCAACTATAGCCATGTTGTTTCACACTCCTTTATTTAATAGTGGATTTACGTTTTTCTTTATCCCGCAACATCCCCTCGTACTTGGAGCGATTATCAGTAAATTCTTTGATAGGTATGGTCGAACCGTCAGCCTTGCGGTATGGGACAAAAGACCCATCTGCCCTATGCTCACCGGCTCTTCCTTTCTCCCAATTAGGCTGTGCCTTTCTTGGAGGAACCTTATTACCAGTTCTGTTCGGAGTAGCATCAGCCGTTAAAGCTGGTGACTGAAGAATCCGCTTCGCGGAATCCTTGCCACAATGTGGGCAAACCTTTACAGGTTCGTCCTTCATGCTTTGTACTAACTCCCAAAGTACCGGAGGAGTACACACCTTGCATTCATAAACATAAGTAGGCATTTAACGTCAGCCAAGTACTCGTTCATCACCTTGACCTGCCGCTTCAAGAACAGTGTGTACAAAAGCCGCCGCCGATTCATCTTTCGGACGACCTGCATTGTACGCTTTCTGAAACTCCTCAAAGCCTTGGTCATAAGGACTCTGTGTATTTGACTCTACTGAAACACTACTATCCGCTAGTGCCTGTCGTTCTTCTGCTACTTGTGTATCAGTAGCATCTGTAGTTTCAGGTTCCGTTTCCGATTGTGTCTCCACTACTGGATTGGGATTCAATTCTTGCCATTCAGCCTGTATGGATTCTGTATCCAGTTCTCCATCATAAGCCTTAAACAACAACTGACCAGCTTTTGTGTCAGTATCAACACCAGCTTTCATAAACGCCATTTCTCGTTTCATCTCCTCAAGTTCTTGAGAAGCTTGACGACCACGTTCTGCGGCATCTCGTAATTCCTTGATACCACTGGTTTCATCTGCCATATCTATCACTCCTTTACTGTCGCACATAGTCGGAGGAACTATGCGGTGTGTGACTAACTCGTATCCCCAGTCGTCACTATCTGGTTCAACCTCCACTACATACTCATTAAGGGCGTGGGTAATCCTAATGGTTGTGGCACACGCTGGGCCGACCTAACGGCTCGCCAACGGCCAATGAGATTATTATAACCTAATCTCAGTCTATTTCAAGGAATATGCACTCTCCGGGGCATTCTTCTGCCGCTTCAATCGCCGTTTCTGCGAGTTCTTCTGGGACTGTTGCTGTTCCATCAGCCATTCGATAAACAGGATCGCTCTTATCCGTACGAGGGTTATCTCGTCCATATAAAGAACTCCAATCTGCTTCTTTAACGTATGCTAACCCATCGTCATGCATGTCGAAAAGGCTAGGGCATATCTCTACACAAAGTCCGTCACCTGTGCATAAGTCTTGGTCAATCCAGACTTTCATTAACCCGGATGGTTAGAAAGGAACTGCTCATATGCTTCAGGACTATTTAGGATTACTGTTTGATATTTGTAACCATCATCACCCTTACCGAGAGTGACAGTAATCGTTCCGATTAATGTACCTACAGCTACCAACAAGGCTGTTATCGCTGTGATGAGCTTAACAGTCTTATTCATTTTCTTCGTAGAAGTCTTTACCCCAGTTCTTACTTTGAATAGCTTCTTCAGCTAGATATATACGATCCCAGATCGTACTAAATTCTGAAGGAACCCAAGCCATAGAGCCGATGACCTCTTTCATTTCTTCAACGTCTTCTTTGATTACTTCTACATCAGCCGCCATAGCGCTTGTAATATGAGTAGGAGTGAAACGGCTAAGGTCATCGACCCTAGCGCTCCGCAGATCATCAAGACCGTCAGAATTTTCCATGACCCCTTGAGATATTTCATCAAGTTTTGCCAAAACTGTACTGTCTGTCCCAGTGTTTCCTTCAATTACCTGCACCTGTTTTTCCAAATCATCAATCCTGCCAGCAATACTAGCCGCATTCCATACGACCACTCCACTGGTGATAGCTACAGACATGATGAGTCCAAGCGTTATCCTAGATACTTTGACTTGTTTAAGGTCGGTAACGTCAGTCATTAGCTGGCGGCTGAAGCCGATCCGTCACCAAACTGCTTGGCAACAACACTCTTAACAAGGCTGAGAACAGCAGTAGCTCCTGCAAGTCCAGCCGCTTTCATACTTCCCATGTCACCAATGGTGAACACAGCAAGGAATGACTGCGCGAATGTGGCAATCACTCTTTCTAGTACGTCTTTGTTAAACATTATTTACGTTTACCTTTCTTTACCTTTTTATATGGTACTTTCTTAGCTTTCCCTTTGGAAGAGCTAGTTGCATATTTAGGCATTAGCACTCCCAAATCCTGTTACTGTGCCACTTACCATAGCACCACCTCCACCAGCGAATTCTGCTCGCCTTTCCTCTTCCCTTTGTTCAACCGATTCACTATCATCTACACCAAACATCTGTTCGATGCCTTCTTTTTCAATACTGAGATCCTCTTCGCCTATTTTTTCAGCGAAAAGAGCTGACTTAGTTTGAAGATTGTCTAGCTTCGCCCATATTTCTCTTTGAGTTAAATTTTGTTGAGCTATTGCTCTAGCTGATTCTTCTCTAATATCCATAGAAGTATCTAGATTTAAACGCATCCTAGCCCAGCCACCTACTTCAGCTGTAGCTACTTCGTCTTGTATCTCTTGCCAGCTTCCACCCCATTCATCATTAGGATCAAGGAAAGTTTTCATTAGGTTTGACATGCCAACATCTTCACCGAACCATTCGTAATACATATCAGTTACTTCAGTTGGGACATTACCAAGAACCCTCATAGCACTATTTAAACGGTTCTCTACTTCAACTTCTCCAACTGTATTAACAAGCAAATTTGTGATTAGCCCATCAAAATTAAGAGATTGACCTTCAATATTATATTTAGTTAAAAGTTTCTTAACACTAGTTTCAAAGTCTATATAGTCTGACGGAGACACAGGAGTAACTTCAGCACTCCGCATCGCATCAATAGCAGGAAACCTTTGTTTAAACGCATCGGTTTGCTGTATGTCTAACGTAATATTAGCTAAATCATATGTGGGATCTAAAACTTTTTCCTGCGCCCAACCCCATAGTTCATCTGCCAAATCTAAAGGTATGCCTATAGCACTTAAAGCTGTAGTGAAATCTCCCTTACTTGTTCCTGTGCCTTCACCCCCAAAACCTTCAGAACCAACTCTGCCAGCAGGAGTAAGACCAGCGCCTGCACCACCAGCACCTGTTTGCTGGTACATGTTGCCTCCACCACCAAGCGCCCAACTATCAAAAGCCATAGGTTCTTCGCCACGAAGATAAGCCTCCCATAAACCTTGTGACTCCATCCAATCTTTGAAACCCATACCTGTCGCAGAATGTTGCCGGTAATCACCACCTTGCATTGCATACTCATCTGAAAGATCACTGCCGTAAACATTCGATTCAGTTATACGCCCTCTTCTGGCTTCTTCTTTTTCACCCATAGCCTGAGCTTCCTCAAACGTCATCCTGCCAGCGTCATACATTACGTCATTAAAATACCTGCTACGCCCTTCTTTAAGATTTTTAGCTTCTCTCCAATACATTTCTTCACCCTCAAAAAACGCTGTATTGTTTGCATAATTATCAGCAGGATCAACATAAGTCATAAACTAACCGCCCCTAATAGCTCTAAAATAGTTCGATCAGATTGACCCTGTTTCCTTTTATACTCTGCTGTTCTCGCATATTGAGGAGTAGGCGTTTTACCATCAGCTGAACGAGCAAGCCTACCTGCCGCTATTGGATCCAACATTTTTGTTGTTCCATCTTCAGCTTGATAAGTCATGTTGGCTTG